AACAATAGAACCGTCTGTAGATAAAACTATTCTGTTATTATCAATAGCAGTATTAATACCTGAACCACCAACAATCTCAAAACTACCACCTAAACTTAAAGTAAAGTTAGTAGAAGTATCATCACCTATTGTAATTGTAGGAAAGGTGTTAGTTGTATCAAAAGTTTTATTAGTTACTGATTCTGAATTTGTTGTAGTAAGTAAAGTACCTGATATTAAATTTGTACCGTCACCAAAGGCAGTATAAATTTCATCAAAGTTTTCATTTGTAATACGAGCACCTTCACGCAGGTTATCACCTGTTCCGTCGTTTGCAACTGTTCCTCTAAAAATTGTTTGTTTTGCCATTGATTACCTAGTTTCTCTCTATATTTATAAACATTTTATGGTGTTGTATCATCAAAAGTTGGGTTCGTATTATCAAATCTAATAACTGTGTTACTGAAGTCATTTGATGATTCTGTTACTTCACAAGGAAACGCAAAATTACTCTTTATTTTTTGACCATAAAAATCACTTGTTGCTGTAAATACTGCTGGTGTTCCATCTAAAGATGATCTTGTACCAAATACTTTTAAATTACCTAAAGTTGCAAAAGTAATGTGTGAATTAGGACTTGTTGTACCATATGCTGTATTTGCAAATCTATTTAGTGATCCCCAACGAGGACCTGCATATACAAAACCTTGTTTGACAAACGCTTGATTTGCTACATTACCTCTAACTCTACTGACATATGAAGATACACTAAATTTAGATTTAATAGTAACATCTCTAGTATTTGCTGGGAAGTGTTCTATAGTAGAAGTATCTAAATCTACATCTGCTGGAGTTAAAGCATTTGCTCTTAAAGATGTACCATCTGATTCTGTTCCTAATCTTCTACCAAATAGTGTACTGAATAAAGTATTAAGTATAGAGAAGATTGGACTGTCTTCAGTACCAGAAACAATACCTTCAACAGGAGATGTAATTCTAGCATTAACTCTACTTTGTATTGCAACTTCTCCTGTAAAGTAAAAACCAGCAGTGTGCATAGTCTTTTTAAAACTATCTCGCCATTCTTCTATTGATTGACCTACTTTTAATACATATGAAAAATCCTGATAGTATAAACTATCTTGTATTCTCATTGTGTTTTCTGAAACGTGTCCGTCTTCGTTTAAAAACTCACCATCTGAATCTGCTAAAGCGGCAATATTAATTGTTGCTTCAGTATGATCGGTAAATGAAATTGTTGCTGTTGCACCTGAAGTACCACCTGTTAGTGTATTGCCTACAGATATTGAACCTGAAACGTCTTTACTTTTTAAAACTCCTGTTGCACTATTCCAACTTACAACTGTCGCTGTTGCACCACTAGAAAACGTAACAGTTTCTCCTGCAACAAAATCATCCGTAACTGTAACTAAAATACTATTGTTAAATAATTCTACTGTAGGTGGACTTGGAGATAATTCGTGTTGTATTCCTGGTTCTAAAGTTTTTATACTTAAAACTCTACCTATTTCAGTTCCATTTGATTTAAAGATTGCGTCTTTACCTGAAGAAGCATTACTTACAGAAATTGTTGGTAAAGATTTATATCCATTACCACCGCTAATTAAAAATACATCAGTAACGTCTTTAATACCAGTATTAGATTCTTGTACTATTTTTTGTCCTGCATATAAATCACCATCTGTAGTTGCGTCTTCTAAAACAATGTGATCTTCTTCAGTAGTTGTATTTCCTAATGCTCTTAAATCTTCCCAAAAAGAATCTTTACTTGCATTTGTAACACTATCACCAGGTCTATTACTAACGTTTAAAGTAAATTGAGTTGAATTTAATTTTGTTATTGTTAAAGTTTCACCAACTCTAAAAGTTGGATTACCTGTAAAATTTGTTAAGTAAATATCAAAGTTATCATTATCAGTTGTACCAACAGCAGCAATTGTAGCAGTCGCACCTGATGTTTGACCTAAAATTGTTCCGTTAACTTCAATGTCTGCTTCTGTAAAACCAGATTGAAAACTATTTTCATCATATCTAATAACAGGTCCATTAGGATATACGTTTGTGTCTGCATATAAAGTTTCTGCGTTTGCTAAACCAACCTCTGGAGATATACCACCATTAACTACTGAAACAAATGCTGACGCACCAGAACCTTCTGTTCCTGTATTATCAAATACTAATTGATCTCCAATATCAAAGTCAAATCCTGCATTGTCAACAATAATGTCTGTAATTTTACCTGAACCAATACTATTAATCGCAAATAGAGCACCTTGACCACCACCTGTTAAAGCAACTGTATCTGTAATACTGTTTAGTGATCCGTCATTAGTAATTGTTTTTGTACTTGGTATACCTGTAATACTTGCTTTAATAAATGTATCATCTATGTCAGATGATGTTCCTCTAATAGTTTCGTTTATTATAAAATCGCCTACAATCGTGTCTGTATTTACAATAAATTCTGAAACTTGAATACCACCATAAGCATATCTAAAAACGTTTTCAACAACTGCTGTTGCACCTGAAGTTTCACCAGTTATTGTTCTACCGATTAGTAATTGAGTTGATTCAATATTGTCTGCACTATCAATAGCACGAATTGTTTTTTTAGTATTCCATTTACCGTCTGATACTCTTAATATTTGTTCTCTTGGATATTTTGTTTCTGATACTTCATTAAATAATATTCTAAAAAATATTTCGTGTCCTTTACTAGTACCTTTTAATCTGTAAAGTGATTTAATATTTTTGATTAATTTTCTTCTTTGAACTTCATCATCTAATAATTCAGGTAAAGTTGCTAGAAATTCATCTCTAAATTTATTTAAAAAAAATTCTATTGCTTTATCAGGATCTCTATAATTTACTAATTGTTGAATTGTTTGAACTGGATTTGGTTTATATCCGTTTATGATTGCACTTGCATTTGAATTTGTGCCTACAACTGTTTCACCGTTTATAAATTTATCTTGTGCTGATATGAATAATCTATTGTTAGTTAAGTCTTCAGATAAAACTGTGGCAGTTGCTTTAGAAGTTTGACCTGTTATTGTTTCACCTCTAGTAAATTTACCAAAGACTGAACTTTCTAAAATAACTTTATCGCCTGCGTCTAGTTGTGTTCTTTCTGAACCTAAGGCACCTGCGTTTAATAATAATAAGTTTTCTTGGTTAGTTTCTGTTTCTAATAATATACCATCTGTAGTTTGAATACTTGAAACCTGCAACTCGGCAGATTCCATAAATGTAAAATAAATTTTTAGAAATTTGGCAAACTGTGGGTGATCGTCAATTACAAAATCAGGTAATTGACTATTGATTAGACTGGATATTTTGTCATCAAAAGTTGCCATTGTTCTTTAGTAACTTGATGGTGTTGTGTAGTTAACTCCTGCCTCATTACCACCACCAACAAAAGTATCTTTTTCTACTACTATATTTGAATTTGCAATATCTATTTCAACAATTGTATTTCTCACAGGAACAATATCATTTGAATTTGGAATAACTGTCAATTCTACGACAGTAGATGAAGAACCTCTAATATTAGATATAGAAGATATGTTTAATGAGTTAATTGTTATTTGTCCAGTTGTGTAATTAATTGTACCTTGTGTATTATTGACATAGGTTTTTACACCATTATCCAAATAATATCTTCTTACGTTTCCTGAACCATCATCATCTAAAAACATTTCATTTGCATTGCCTGTTACAAAAAATCCTGTAGAAGTTAAAATACCACCCATAGCTGCATTATGACCTGGATGTGGATTGTAAAAAGCATTTCTAAAGTAAACATCATAACGAGTAGATGTACTTAAAGTCGGTGTAAAAGATTTTCTTACTCTAACAGTTGTAATGTTTGAAACTATACTATCATTTACATCATCAATTAAACCTGTTAGTTTTGAATATCTGAATATACCATCAAATCTTTGTAATGTATTTGTATTGTAATTAGTTATTGCGTCAATTACTTCCGATCTTAAAGTTGAAGCAGTTTTAGGAGTTAATTTAGCGTCATACCTTACAGTTGAAGTTAAAATAACACTTGTTGTTTCTGGATCAACAATGACTGGTCTTACAGACGCAACGTTGTATTCTCTTAATGAATTTACAATATCTGTTTTTGTTTGATTAGTTAATGTAGAACCTGAAGCGGCCTTTATAGCAATTTTAACAACACCATAAACTGGCGTTTCATCTTCTTCACCACCCCAAGCACTAATTGATAAAGCATTAGGATAAAGTGATCTTACAATTGTTTCATAATCTGAACCTGTAACGGCACGATCTTGTGCTGTGTATTGTAAAGGTGCATTATAACGAATTGACTCTTTTGATTCTGCTTCTGCACCGCCTTGAGCAACTGAATTTACAGTTATAGATACATCTGAAAATCCACCAATAGAACTTCCTAATGTAAATGATGAAGCACCGTTTGCCTCTTCTTTATTTGATACAACGTATTCTAAAATTACAATATTACCGTCTGATAATTTTCTTCCTAATACACCGTCTCCAAAATAAACTTCAAATTTACCTGTATCAGTTTCTTGTAAGAAATAAACTTTTGACGTATTAGATAATCCTCTAACACCTGTTGCTAATGTGTAAGTGTTTAATGTTGTATCACTTGCTGAATTTTGAACTGTAACTTTTAAAGTTGAGGTATCTGCATTGACGCTTGGTATTACAAATTTTTGGTCAACGTCTGTACTATCAACGGTATATCTAAATGTAACTAAAGTACCTTCGTAAATAGGAACATTTGTAAATCTATAAACTCCGTCAACAGGATTAATTGTGATTTCTTCATTTGTAACAAATTGATATCCAACACCATCAACTGTAGTTGAAAAAGATGTTCCCTTATCCATAGTTACAGAAGCACCTGTGGCATTATTTAAAACAATATCTAATTCTGCTTTTGGTGCTTTCGGTGATGAAGGTGTGTAACCTAACATCTTTGCTAATGAAACAATATTTTTTCTTATGTCTGCACTATCTAAATAAATTTCGTTTGCTAACATATTAGCATTAAATCCTAGATAGTGAGTATTGTATGCTAACGTGTCTATTAAAACAGCAAAACCTGATCCTTCAAAATTGTAATCTGAAAATTCTGGTTGATCTTGTAAGAATGCTCTAATGTTGGATTTTATTGTGTCAAAATCTAAATCTGATACTACGAGTTTATTACTTGCCATTTTATCTTAATCTTTCTAAAAATGTTTCTACTGTAACTGGTTCTGGTACGCCAACAACATAAAACATAATTCTTAAATGATAACTGTTTCTATCCAAATCTGGACTTGCTAAAATTTGAACTAGATTAACTCTTGGTTCAAAATTATTAATTACTTCAGCAACTTTTCTTTGTAAGTTAAGAGCAGTTAATGGTGTCATTGGTTCAAACAACATTGCTCTTACATCACTTCCTATTTCTGGATGAAAAGGTCTCTCATAATGATTTGTGTTAATCAAATTTCTAACACTTCTTTTAACTGCCTCAACGTCTGTTAATTTATTAACGTCATTTGTAACAGGATTACGACCAAAGTTTAAATCTAAATCTTTATAGATTCTTACTGCTCGTTTAGAATTGTTGGTATTACTAGCATCATAGTTTGGCATAACAGTAATATTTATACGTCAACCAACAAAAACATTTGAAGAACCTGAAGTCATTGCACCTGAATCTGCACTATCACCAATTCTTCCTACAGCAATACTATTAATCTTAACAGTTGATGATCCTACGTTTAAAAATCTAACGTGTGGTGGACAAGGTGGATTTGGTGGTGCTGGGTGTGATACTGTAGGTGCACCAACAACTATGACATTTATACCGTTTACTTTTACTGTTCCGTCAGTATTTGATGAGGCAATCGTTGTTGTACCCGTACAACCGTGTCCTGTTGACAAACTATCACCAACTCTACAAACAGCAGGCATTATGGACGTCCTTGTCCTCTATAAACCTTAAATGATCTCTTTCTATGTTTATTCATAGAACTTTTTTTTACTCTATTACTGTTACCTTGTGAAGTTTTTTTAGGTATTCTTTCGTGTTTTACGTATTCTTTGTGTGCTTTTGCCATTTTTATGCTCCGTTGAACGAATCATAGTCCATTGAGTCGTATTTTACTTCATCTGGATCAAATCCGTCTTTTTCCTTGTGTCGGCAATGTGTACAACACAAAGTTTCTTGTTTTTCGCCATAATTTTGAAAACAATAACCATTACAATGGCAATTATGTCCGCAATTTTGACAATATTCTTTCATAAAT